AATTTTTATTCGGGTTGAATCTACTATCGGCAATGTTTCCAGCAAACCAAAGACTATCAATACTTTGGAACATATGCTGACGCTTACGATAATCAATCTTAGCTAGATAGATGCTACGATCACCATACTGAGGTTCATCAACATAATTAAATGCTTCAGAATTTACTCCATTTGGTGTTACAAATAATTGATTATGTGGAATGCCAAGCATCACTGAATAGATCTTTGCAATTCCTTCCGATAAACAGAACACATTGGGTTTAATTTTACCAAACGCATTGAAGACATTGATATATCCATTGAACATATCTGGTCTTTCTAGATATCCAAAGTGACTTGTAATCGCTTTTGGGTATTGAATGTATGGATAAATTGGAATAAATTCATCATAATGAACATGTACAAAGTCAGGTCTAAATGAATTGATCTCATCAATCATTTGACGTGCATCTTTGGTGTTCACAATCTGAACAGTATGTCCAAGTTTTTCTAATGCGTTTTTTGTATCCCAGATTAAGATCTCTACCGCCCCCCATCCTGTTGGGGGAATAGGCATGATCCCTGGGCCTACCAATGTGATTCTCATAAGTTTACCAAGTCGGGCCTTTACAATCTACTCCACGCACAAGACGCAAAGGTAGAGGAATTCTAACTAAGTCATTCTGACTATAGTATCTATTATAGCATGAATACTTAAACGCTTCTGCAACAGGAGCCCAGCACTCATTTAAATTAACCAATCCATTCATCGTATGAGTATAAGCATTTAGAAACTTCTTATACCTTCTTCCAAAAATAAATCCTAGATCAGGAAAATGTGGAGAGTGTGATGAAAGATAGAATTTATTTGATTGTAATTCGTGTAGATCTGGATAATCCCAAATATTTATATCTGTCCTAATGGTGATAATAAAGTCATAAGTAAGTCCTACTTTCTCAAGAAGTTTTCCTACTTGTTCAATGGAATATAATTGAGACAGTTGATTGTGAAAATTTTTCTTATGAAATCTATCACTATCAAATGTTCTTTCAATCGAAGCATACATCTCATCATTTGAAAACTCTTTTGGTTTTTCAGTGATAAGATGATGTGGTTTCCACTTTTCAATGAATCGATTCAGATCATATCTATCCTTTGGACAGTTTTCCATTTGAAGCCAAGTTGAAAACTCCCAATCGGATGATACATGAGATCTATCCCATTGTTTATCATCATCATCATCCCACCAAAGATGGGCATAGATGTCGGTGTCATATCGATCAAAAATAAATTTTTTATGTGATTCATAGCAGTAAGGGTTTTCAGTAAACCTTGGCTGCCCATAATACAGACATGCTACTTTCATTTAAGTCTCCCAACATAATCACTACAAATTCCATGGCAATCCATGACCTTTAACATATCCCAATTTGTATATTTCCATTCTGGCATAACAATAACAGAATTTGGTGTATATGCTTGTCCAGGATAAGTCCAAATGTATTTTTTACTTGTTAAAGTAAAGTAGTCTTCTTGATGCCAAAAATAATTAAACCCACTTGTACCATGACAGAAATGATATAATGCATCTAAATTTTTGCAATGTATCCACAGGTTATCTTTTCTTCCAGCTAACCAATACCATGATACCAAATGTTGAGGTTCATCGTGCCCAAGGAATAGTTTTTCACTTTTAATATCATAGCGAACATCGATCTCAACATCATATCCTTGCTTAATAGCAGCATCAATATAGTCTGGATGATTTTCGTCTGATAAACTTATCCCGTCAATGTTACCTCGATGTGCAATAAGTTTCATTTTCTTTAAATGTTGTGCGTGTTAATTGATCAAAACTGGAAACTTCATAAACAAAAGCTCCACTTGCATAAGCTGCTTGTTTTCCGACTTCGCTATCTTCAAATATTAATGTATCTTTTGGAGAAACATCAAAATGATCCATAGCTTGTAAATAGATTTCTGGACTTGGTTTTGGAGTAACAGATTGAGCACTAAGAACTAGATCAACATACTCCCTAACGTCCAGCTTATCTATAACCTTATTTAAAAAACTGTATCTGGCATTTGATGCTAAAGCTATATTAATGTTAGCATCTTTTAACAAAGAAAATATTGGTTTAATTTCTGTATTAATTACAATATTATCTTCAAACAGTTCGCACGCATAATGATCCTTTAACTCCCAAATATCATCAAGATCATCGGAATTAATCCGATTATACTCTGCTAAAAGATGAAGTTTTTGTCTGGTTGGAATAGTTCCAAAAGCTTCATCTTCATCTCTACTATAGATGCAACCATAATCAGCAAGTGCAAGCTGTGTTGCAGGAAAATGAAGTGCTCGACTGTTGACAAGCACTCCATCTACATCAAATACGCAGAGTTTGATTTTGAGAGAATTCATTCTAACCTCTTACTGCATGTGCATTCATCGGGCATGGTGCAAGATCACTTTGGCTGTATCTCCGTAGAAAAGAACCCATTTTAAAAGCTTCTGGAGATGGTTCCCAGATGCCTTCATAAACATGATCGACATCATCAAAACAATTTTTAGCCCAGCCCAAATACTTAGTTCCAAAAAACTGGATTGTATCAGGGAATCTTGGGTGATGTCCAGGAAGATAAAACTTATTGGAATCACACTCTTCAAGATTTGGGAAATTCTCTAGGATTGTATCATACCTAGCAAGAATAATCCATTCATATTTACGATTTGTCTCAGGTGCTCTACGATAACCATCAACAATTTCAGCAACTCTTTTAATAGAATACAACTGGGACATAATGTTGCTGTAGTTATGATTATTCCAGTGTCCCTCTGGGTGACGACCAGTATACCTTTCGTCTACCCATTGCTTTGCATTAGGAGGAAGCTCAAATCGAATAGGCTCATCATGCATTAAAATTAAAGGTTGATACTTTTCACAAATAAGTTCTAATGCATTTTCAGGAATTGGGCATTCCTTGATTCTAGACCAAGTAGAATACTCATATTCTTTTGCCCATTCACCCTTTTCTTCCCACCATGTATGTCCAAATACATCTACATCATAACGAGATAGAATGTTTTCTTTGTATACACGTTCAATTTCTGGATTGTCAATAAATCTGGGTTGACCAAAAAAACAAAGTGCTACTTTCATCAGACTTCTCCCTTATAGTTCTCCAGGAAGTATTCAAGATCTTCAGGAGTTCCAAGACCCCACATATCATCCTTACCAATTTCTTTGATACGAATTTTTTTACCATCTTCAATGGCTTCATTATACACAGGACAAACATAGAATTCGGTATTAACACGAATATTCTTTTCAATCATTTGCTCTGCATACTTAACGTAATCAGATCCATGCTTCCAGTAGTAGATACCAGCAGTTGCATGTTCAGAGATAGGCTTCTTCTCAGCAACTTCACAAACATAACCATCTTCACCGAGCTTTGCAAAAGACCACTTGGGATGGGTTGCAGGGAAAGTAACGATACCACCATCAGCATTATCATTATTGAATGCATAAAGCGTTTCGTTGGAATCCCATAGAATCAACTGGTCAGAGTTAGTCATGATCAGGGGTTCATCATTATCGATGAATTCTTTTGCAAGAAGAGTAGTACATGCAGCACCTTCAGTCAAACCTTCAACTTGAACAATGTTGCATCCAGGAGTCAGAAGATTGAGAAGATATTGAAGATTGTACTTTTCATAATGATCCTTTTGAACGACATAAGTGTACTTAGCTTCAACATTCAAAGCTTCTACCACAACTTGAATCATGGGTTTGCCACGAACTTCAATCAAAGGTTTCGGGAAAGTATAACCAGCATTAGCAAAGCGGCTTCCAGCGCCAGCCATAGGGACAAGAACGTTCATTTTTTCAGACCTCCATGCAATTTTTTTCTTAGTTGTGTCGTTCAGGATTGATTTAATTTTATCTACTTTTACTTGATCAAAATCTTTTCTATCATTTACCGCGACAAGGTGGCACTTACTATCAATGGCACCTTGGCGTCCAATGTGACTGTCTTCAACAATCACAGTGTCTTTAGGAAGTGCTCCTAATCTAATCATACACTTCCAATACATTTCTGGAAAAGGTTTATTGCGATATACATCTTCATTACTGATGTATAGGTCAATAAACTCTAATACTCCTAATCTTAATAAAATGATTTTAACAGTATTCCTAATAGAATTGGAGGCAACCGCAATATTAAAACCTTGATCTTTAAGCTGTTGGAAATATCCCATCAACTCGTAATCTTTGCGAACTTGTTCATCAAAGATCTTGAAGGTTTCTTCTTGCTTATCACGCCAAATCTGTTCGTAATATTCAGTTGGAAGACCCTTATTTTTAGTAAGGAGTTCTAGTTTTGGTCTGGTGGGAAGACCATCGTAGATACTAACGTGTTCTTGACGAGTGATTACATATTGTTCACCAACCTTAGCAAGTGCATTGTTTAGTGCATCAAAATGATAATCTTTGCTGTCAATCAGAACACCGTCAAGATCAAAGATTACAAGTTTTGTCATCTAACATCTCTATAAAGTTTAGGATAAAATGGGTGCTTATGAACGATGAGATTGTTTCTCTTTACGTTCCATCCAAGAATACATTCTGGATTTACAATAGCTCCTTCAGAGCAAATAGCTTCAAAGTCAGGATACATTCTACAATATGCCATCATGGTATCATAATCGCCAAATGCAAATGTATCACCTAAAGCGTAATCTGTATGGCTCTTGATATCTGTGATATGAAGTCCCTTTGGATCATAATCAGATAGTTTACCCAAGGGTTCTGTGAACCAATTGTCTGTGCGGGTTCTAATAACACAATCGAACTTATCGATTTCCGCATCTTGAACGTATTTATCCATCAACTGAGATGCCTTATACAAGCTATACGCTTGAGATGCAATGTTGTTTAATGGATGATAATATCGTGGATCAGATTGAATTGTTGGATGTGAAAATGATTTAGATTCTTCATATTCAACTACACATGGATCGACTTCACGATCAATAAATTCCACAAGATCATGGGGCACTGGTTCCCAAAAATGTGCGAAGATCGAAAGCATGTTGCCAGCGCCAAAAGCACCGAAATGCCTTAGATGATTTTCCCAACATTCAATAAAGTCTCTGGGTTGTCCAGAGTACAAAATGGCAATTGTTTTATCAGACATGGAATTGGCTATTGTCCTTTGACAAGTGTAGCATCTTTGGTTCAAAATCGCAATACTGTGCAAACACTTCTGGGAATGCGTATTGCGGATGTAAGACGTTTACTTTATCTCTATTCTGTGAAAAGAACTTATTAAGATGACTTTCATCATGCCACTGTGCGATTACATTTCCATCCAAATCTTTATTAACTTGTTGTGAAAGATATGCAATCAAAGAAGTAACTTCTTCTCCTTGACCACCCCAAAGACATCCTTGGAAATAAACTGAGAGGTCATCACCTTCTTCAACACAAGCTCTGGAAAGTTTGGTTACATCAAATGCTCCAGGGGGATTATCGTGTGGAGGCATCTTTAGAAAGTGGCATGGATGATGAACACCAAAATAAGGTTTAGAATCATCAAAAAATTCTTCTGCAGTAATTGGTTTTACTGGCATAAGATCGGCATCAAGGAATACATACCAATCACTTTCTCGGATTACATCACTAGCTTTTTGAAGAATTTCAAATCTCTTTAGCGTAATGTAGGGCCAATCAAGATGCTCTTGTTCATAAACTTTGATATCTTCTGGAAAATCCCCTTTACCATCAGTGAATACTAGAAAAGTTTTCTCAACATCTGGAAGAAAGTTTTCTTTTACTTGCTCGTACCACTTAGGAAGAAAGTTTAGATATTTACCAGTACCAATAAAACTAATAGCGACTTTAGCAGGTCTCATCAAATCAGCTCCCATTCTTTAGGAATTAAATCTTTAGTATCTAGGTGAGAATTATTTGAACCCTCAAACCATCCTTTTGGTGCAATAACATGTTCACTCTTAGCTAACCATGCACCCCACCAACTGAATGAACTGTTAGCAATAATATGCCTTTTACAAAGAGTCATCAAACACATATCAACATATTGATTTGTGTTTTCAGAAATCAAGAATCTATCATCTTTAAAAATATTTTGTTCAAAACACCATTTAGGATCATCAGAAAATACTAGTACTTGACCAGTTGGAAATGCAGACAATGCTTTCTGATAATATTCTAATGACAGTGCCGTGTGATTGGGATTGGTTGTATAGTCTGTTCTACGCACATGTAAAGAGATAGGATTCTCAAAGTTAGAAAACGTTTGCAAAGAAGGCCCTAGAATATCATCATTGAAAGTAAAATCCCCACGGATCTCGTCCTCAATGTGTTTAAAATATTTTTCGGTTTGAAAGAATCCTTGAAGTGTTACCCAATCTGAACACGTATTAAATAGATTCTCATTAAAATGAAATGTCCCTTCAGCGATAGTTGGTCTTCCAACATCAATGTATTGAACATTCAATGGTGATGTATTCTTGAGTTTAAATGGAATGAATATTTGATGATCATTCCATTCATCTTTTTGTGCTGATGGTGGGATGCAAAATTGCACTCCACGATTTCTTGCAATTCCTTTTACTGCAGCAAACTGGAACATTTGATTTCCAAGTCTACCTAGTTTTCCTAAAGCATTGAATCCTATCATGATAGTTTTTAATTCATTCCTATTATACAAAAAAAGGAGGTTGAAGTCAACCTCCTAGTAACTCAGGCTCGCCACTTGTTTTGAGTACGAGAAAACAAGAAACTCGGCGGGGTTAACCCCATCCGCACCACCAGTTCTTATGGAAAAACTGGAAACCCGAGGGGTCGATGACCCATCCCGACCAGGGTTTTTAACGTGTCTCCATCACGGGCATATTGGGGATGACTCCACCAGGCTAAGTTTATAGTCTTTCCAGGACTAACTTACTTTATCCCATTTAAATATCGGACATGAACTTGCAGCAAATTTTACTTTTTGTTCCATATAACAACCACAATGTTTACAACGAAACTCTGCAGTATCATACCAATCACATGATTTACATATATTCAATCTTTCATTTTGAATATTTTTAGAGACAAATACTTCTCCATTTTCAACAAAATTTGCTGCAACACCTTTTGCAAGATTTACTAAATTTTTTGTTTGTTGTTTAAATGATGGAAATTTTTGTTCTGTCATTTTTTCATGCAAACTCTAACTCTTCGTCTTGTAGATCATTGTACATATACTCCATAAGAATTTCGTAATCATCCAGAGGATCTCCAGAAAAAATTACTCCTTCATTTTCATAAAAACGACGTACTTTTTTATATAGCTTAGGATTCTTCACATCAAGAAGAATTTCTCCATGGGCTGCTGCACGAAGAGTGCTAACGTCTTTTTTAAATTTAGTAGTAAGTGCCATTGCTTTGAATGTTGACCTTAGTATTATAAGGGATTGACAGAGATCTGTCAAGTGCTGGTTGTGGGGATCGAACCCACCTCACATCGATTATGAGTCGATTGCATTCGCCAGATTGCTAAACCAGCAGGTAGGACTGCAGAGAATTGAACTCCGTTCACACCGTTATAAGCAGTGGGCTTTAACCAATAAGCAACAGTCCCATCAAATTAATCAGTTGATCCTGTGCATATTCGTACCATATCTTCATACTCATTTACTGGCATGAGCATGACATCTCCATGAGGAGTTTTAATTAAAAATGTTTCTCCTTCTTCAACACGATCAAGATACTCTTCAAAATATTTTTCTAGTTCTTCTGCTGTAATCTCAGTCATTTGTTTTAATAAATTTTGATTTTATTTATCAATCGGGGTGATAGGATTTGAACCTACGGCTTCCGCTTCCCAAAAGCGGCGCTCTATCCAAGCTGAGCTACACCCCGTTGTTGACAAAAGTAATTATATCACTTCTTATGGCTTTTGTCAAATGGTGCCCAATGTTGCCAATTGTATTTGTGGACTGCCCACATGCCCAAGATGGGAATCCCAATGAGACTGAAACTCATAAGTCCCAGCAACACTGGATTATTTAGTACAGCTGCTGCGAAGTGTCCCATAAATGTTTGAAGTATTTGTCAACTTTATTTAAATCATCAAGAGGAGGTGGCATATTAGTTTCTGCCCATCGATAGCAAAAATCTATCATAGCAGAAGAAACATGCTCAACCCCAAACAATCTTGAAAATGCTGATGCTGCAAAATGGAACCGCTGCCTAATGGGCGGTTCCATTACCTTTATAGTCGTCGGAATCATAGTAGTCTCCTTTCTTTGATCCGATATAAAGTGTAGCAATTACAAATGGTATTGCTAGTACCACAAGAAATTTTCCAAGTAAATGTGTCATTTGTCTTTTAATAGTTCTTCTACACGCTTTCTCATATTGGTACTATCTTGTTTTAGATAGTCTCTAAGTGAATATCCACGTTGTCCTCGCAGTATACATGTTCCTTGATAGAACATTGTAGCAGCGAATACCAATAAGAAAACTATTCCTATTATTTCAGGGTAATGTTTAACCATGGTAGTACTGGTGGAATAACGCCGATAAGTCTTAGAAGTCCCTCAGCAAATAAAGCAAGAACCACCCAACCGACGCACATACTAATGATGCTAGCATTACGGTTGTGTTTTCTGATAGCTGCATCGATCATCTCCTGGCATTCAGAACGTGTAATTAATTCTTCTTGATCGTACATCATTTCTCATCTCCGAGAAACTTTGCCAACGGATCTCTTCTGGTTTTCACAATTTCACAAGCTCTCTTATAGAACATGTTATTGAGATTCCCAGAAGCCTCAAAGGTTTCTTTGATCTTCACCCAATTATCATAGGTGTGTTGATCCATATATTTAATATGAAGGATATCTACTATATAATACTATTTTCCTCCAATGTCAATCATTTATGTTCATTAGAACACAGTGATTAAGCAATTATTAAATATAAAATAAAACGGAAGGAGGGGGAGTCGAACCCCCAAGGGCTTTTACACCTCAACTGTTTTCAAGACAGGTTCCGTCGCCAATCGGATTGCCCTTCCTTATCGAACTTCAAAGTCCAGTTTACGAACTTTGCGTTGTCTTCTTGCTTCTTGATAAGCAAGATCCTGTGGAGAAAGAAAACTTGATTTCTTATTTTCTTTATCCAATTCTACCACAACTACTTGGGATAAGTCAACTGCTGTGATCTTATCTCCTCTTACTTGTAGCTTGTTTGGACACCCACAAACTTGAATTTTTGGTGTCGATACTATTTCAGTATTACAGCATTTACATCTTACAACTAACATGACAATACAACCTATTCAGTTTGATTTTATTTATATGGGAGATATCGGGATCGAACCAATGACATCCTGCTTGTAAGGCAGGCGCTCTACCGCTGAGCTAATCTCCCTAATGCCGTGTGATTGTGAGGCTAAATCAAACCTGTTTGACAGACGCCCCACTGGATTCTATCATAAGATTTGAACCACGGCAACTGGCGTGGCTGGGATCGAACCAGCGACCCGCTGATTAACAGTCAGCTGCACTACCGCTGTGCTACACGCCAATAAAACTACTCTGGTTGTTCACAGTTTAGCATATACTCAACTGTGTTTGCAACGTCATTCATAGCATCTCTAAGAAATGGTTGTTGTCCAGACTCCATTCTGCAGACTGGACGGCGATTATCAGTCAATGTCCACCGCCACTGATTCATTTCGGAACAATACCACAGATTAATTTTCATGTTTGAAATATTCCAATCTAAGCCAGTTGAGGAGTGTGTTATAGGAATAAATTGCTGCTTCGTTGCAGTTGTTTTTTTCCATGTCATAAACATAATATTCAAGTGCCTCAATAACCATTTGACGATCTTGTTGTGAAATTAATGACATATGCAGTGCCCAAAAGAGGACTTGAACCTCCACGAATTACTTCACTGGAACCTAAACCCAGCGCGTCTACCAATTCCGCCATTTGGGCGAAACCCCGTGGGGTACAGAGTATATATCCCACGGGGAAAGTTAGTTATCAGAAAGAATAACGAACTTTCAGTTCACCACCAAGAGCGAACACTTCACTATCAAAACCATACTCACCAGCAACTTTAGCCTTGCCAGTCAGACTTCCAGCGATA